CAGCAAATCCTAGTAAGTCAGTTCAAGAATTAAAAACGGAACTTGCTCAATTAATTAAAGAATTGCAAGCATCTAATGATATTGCAACAATTAAAAAATTAGAACATGAATTACGCCGTATACAACGCTTAGGTGGGTTTGAAGCAATTGTACCATCTGAAGGAATTGTATTCGTTTACGGCGGACATACCTATAAATTAACCGGAGCATTTGCTCCTGTGAATCAACTACTAGGAGTATTGAAATATACACGATAACATATTTATATAAAAATGGATCATAATCATGGCTGAAAAACACAAAAGCAAATACAAAAAACCAGAAAATAAAAAACCTACTTATCGTAAAGATATTAAAGATTATACGATGGATGACAAAGAAGGTGGATTGAATCCTAAAACTACAGGTGAAAAACAACTTAATGTTTTGCGTAAAACTGATAAAGAAATGCAAGACGATGGAAAAACGTATCCAACATATAAAGATGATGATCGTTTGTACAAAGATTTAGAAGATGGCGAATATGATCCTAAAATGGCAGCAAAACGTTTAAAGAAACGTCAAGATGCTGAGGAAAAAGAAATTGCTGATGTTATTAAAGACAAAGTTGAAAATTTAACACGCGAACAAAAAGAATATTTAATTAGAGAATACATTCGACGCAAAATAACTAAAGTGTTAATGGAACAACCTACATCTCCAGAAGATGAACTTAAAACAGATACACCCGCAGAAGAATTACCGGTAGAAGAGCCAACAACACCAGAAGCTCCAGCTCCAAATGTAGCAGCTCCAGCAGCTGATCCTGCTATGGCTACAGCTCCAACACCTCCTGCACCAGATGCTGCAACAGCACCTGCAGCAGAAGCTCCAGCTGAAGAACCAGCTGCAGAGACACCGGCAGACACTGAATTAGATCCAGCAGCACGCGAAGCATTAGCAGTTCAACGTTTTGTTGATCATTTGAAAGAAGAAACTGGTAATATTGCTAGAATCAAATCAATTTCAAAAGTTATTAATGCGGTATTACAAGATTCAGAGCCCGAAGATTATAAAAACTTTTTTGAAATGTTACGATCATTAGCTATTAATAAACTTCAGAGGGGTCAAACTAAAAAATCTAATACACCAAATAAATAATAAGTTATGTCTAAAAAGTTACAAAATGTTAAAGCTATTCAACAAATGTTGGATGGTAGTCATAAATTTCAAACTAAAAAAACTATTGGTTTTTCTGATGCTGAAAAAACAGCAAAAGACAATGAACGCCACTTAGTAGGCGATGTATGGGAAGATGTTGATATAGCAACAGGTATTACATATATTGTTGAACAAAAAGATGGATTCCGTATACGAAAACCAAAAAATTCAGAAATATTTCAAGAAATTCGAGAAGAATTAAGAGCTTTCCCTAATTGTCGTAAAGATGTATGTACATGCACTGGAAAACATCCTATCGATCAAAAGATGCGTAAAATTCATGGAATGTGTTTTGATTGTACAATTGAAATGGAACATGAATTAAAAAAAGCAGGAAAGTATGAGGAATATGAAAAACAAAAAATTCGAGAAAATGCATTAGCTTGGTTAGCAGCTGCAGAACGAGATGTTGCCATGTTAAAAGAAGCATATACACAAGCATCGCAGTTTGTTAGTAGCGGTAATGGAGATGTGGAAACATGGACTCAAAAAATGACCCCAGAAGAATTTGAAGAAACGGTTCAAAAACAATTTGAAAAATTCAAAGAAAACTTTTTAAATAATCTAAACAAGGAAACAGAAAATGAAAATGATTAAAAAATATTGGGTAGCTATCGTTGCTGGTATCGGCGCAATTATTGCATTTTTTCTTTTTAATTCAAAAAACAAATCAAAAAAAATAGAAAAAATTGCTGAGAAGATTGATGATAATACAGATAAAATTATCGAGACAGAAAAAAAGATTGAAGTAATTAAAGAAAAAACAAAAGCTGCAAAAAAAGAAGCAGTTAAGTTAAAAAATGAAATTGCTGAAATTGAAGAAGCTAAAGAAACAATTGAAGTTGTAGAAGTAGCAATCGAAGATGCAAAAGAAAATATTTTGAAAAAAACACGTAGAAAAAAATGAAAAAATTAATTATCATTTTATTATTTCCCGTTATTGCATTTTCGCAAAAAGGAAAAACAAAACCAGATACATGTTTTACACAATCTGAGTTAGCAGATATTTCATTTGTATTAGATTCATTATGGACTGCAGATGATATTAATAATGAACTAATTGTTAAGTATCGTAGTTTAGTTAAACAACAAGACTCAATTGCAACTTTAGATTCATTACATATTGTAGAACAATACAATGAAATTAAATTGTTAAAATCTAATATTGAATTATATAAAGAACAAATTAAATTAATGCAACCAAAATGGACTGACAAAAAAAGTCTTTGGTTTGGATTCGGATTTTTATCAGCATTAGGGTCAGGTATTTTAGTTAATCAACTAGTAAAATAATATGACACAAACAAATATAAAACAGATCATTCAACAACAGTACACGATGTGTGCGAAAGATCCTGTTTTCTTTATGCGTCAATATTGTTATATACAACACCCGAAAAAAGGAAAAATTAAATTTAATTTATTTCCATTTCAGGAAGATTCATTAACTGAATTACGAGATAATCGATACAGTGTTATATTAAAGTCTCGTCAGTTAGGTATCTCAACTTTATCAGCCGGCTTCGCATTATGGAGCATGTTGTTTAAAGAAGACTTCAACGTACTTGTTATTGCAACCACACAGGAAGTAGCAAAAAATCTTGTAACAAAAGTACGTGTCATGCACGACAATTTACCTAGTTGGTTAAAAGGTAATATTGAAGCAGATAATAAACTATCTCTTAAATTTAAAAACGGTTCGCAAATTAAAGCAGTATCATCAGCAACTACCGGCGCTCGTTCTGAAGCACTTTCATTGCTAATCATAGATGAGGCTGCATTCATTCGTAATATTGAAGAAATTTGGGTAGCATCACAAGCAACATTATCTACAGGTGGAGGTGCTATTGTATTATCAACACCTAACGGTGTCGGTAACTGGTTTCACTCTGTATGGTCTGAAGCCGAACAAGAAATAAATGGATTTCATACAATTAAATTGCATTGGACCGTTCATCCTGACCGAGATCAAGAATGGCGAGATGAACAAACTAAATTATTAGGTGAGCGAGGAGCTGCACAAGAATGTGATTGTGACTTTATTTCATCTGGTCATACTGTAGTAGATGGTGCTATATTAATGGATTACGAATTAAAATGTACTGATCCAATTGAAAAACGAGGTTTTGATAATGCATATTGGGTTTGGGAATATCCAAATTACGAAAAAGATTATATAGTAGTAGCAGACGTTGCCCGCGGCGATGGCGGAGACTGGTCTACATTTCATGTTATTGACGTACAAGATGTTGTGCAAGTTGCAGAATATAAAGGTAAATTGCCTCCTAAAGACTTTGGTAACATGTTAGTATCAGTTGCAACTGAATGGAATAATGCACTACTTGCAATTGAAAATGCTAATATTGGTTGGGCAGCAATTCAACCCGTATTAGACCGCGGTTATGAAAATTTATTTTATACATACAAAGACGATGGATATGTAGATGTAGATGTACAACTTAAAAAAGGTTATGATATGAAAGATAAGAGCCAGATGGTTCCTGGAGTATCAACTACATCTCGTACACGTCCATTGATGATATCAGCTCTTGAAATGTATATGCGAGAAAAAACACCAGTTATTCGAAGCAAACGTTTGATACAAGAATTATTCGTATTCGTTTGGTTAAATGGAAAAGCTCAAGCACAAAATGGATATAATGATGACCTCGTAATGTCATTTTGTATTGGATTATGGTTGCGAGATACATCATTAAAATTACGACAACAAGGAATTGAACTTCATAAAAAAACTTTAAGTCAATTTCATAAATCGTCTGAACAAGTTATATTTACTGGAAAACCATCTAATGGAGCTGATGGTTGGAATTGGAACAACGGTCATTACAACGAAAATTTGACCTGGCTTCTGTAACAAGTTATATTTATAATAAAGTAAAATAATATTATGGCGTCTCTAAGAAAACGTTTACAGAATCTATTTGCAACGAATGTTATTGTTCGAGCATATGGAAAAGATAAATTACGCGTAGTCGATACTAATCGTTTACAAGGTGTAGGTAACTTAAATCAAACTAAAGTAGCAGATCGATATACTAGAATGCATGGTGCTAATAAGCACATGGTTGGTGGTATGGGAGGTTATGACTCCAATTACTATATGCATCAAAATCGTATGCAACTATATGCTGATTATGAAATGATGGACCGAGATCCAATTATTTCGTCTGCATTAGATATATATTCGGATGAATCTACATTAGCAGATCAATTTGGTGATATATTAACTATTAAAACTAATAATACGCAGATACAAAAAATTCTTTATAATCTTTTTTATGATATTTTAAATATCGAATTTAATCTTTGGACATGGATTCGTAACATGGCAAAGTATGGCGATTTCTTTTTAAAACTAGATATTGCAGACGAAATTGGAATTATAAATGCTCGTCCATTTTCTAGTTACGAAATTGAACGATGGGAAGAATATGATGAAGCAACGGGAGAATATAAAATACGTTTTAAACATGTTGCTGATTCTAGAAAAGATTATGAAGTTTTTGAAATAGCACATTTCCGAATGCTATCAGATTCTAACTTTTTACCATATGGTAGATCTATGTTAGAAGGAGCTCGTAAAGAATTTCAAAAATTAATGATGATGGAAGATGCAATGCTTATTCATCGTATAATGCGCGCACCTGAAAAACGTATTTTTAAAATTGATATTGGTAATATTCCGCCAAATGAAGTTGATTCATTTATGGAGCAAATCATTACCAAGATGAAAAAAATTCCGCATATTGATCAACAAACAGGCAATTATAATCTTAAGTTTAACTTAATGAATATGTTAGAAGATTATTATTTACCAGTTCGAGGAGGTAATTCAACTACATCAATTGACACGCTACCGGGTATGACCTGGACCGGAACAGAAGATTTAGAATACATCAAAGATAAAATGATGGCCGCGTTAAAAGTTCCGAAGCCATTTTTAGGATATGCTGAGGCAGTAGAAGGTAAAAGTACATTAGCATCCATGGATATTCGTTTTGCTAGAACAATTGAACGAATTCAAAAAATTGTAATGTCTGAATTAACTAAAATTGCAATTGTTCATTTATATGCTCAAGGATATGAAGGTGAAGAATTAGTTGGTTTTGAATTAGAATTAACAGCACCGTCAATTATTTATGATCAACAAAAAGTTGCATTAATGACTGAAAAAATGACATTAGCAACTGCCATGAAAGATTCTAAATTAGTTTCTGATAAATACATATATGAGTTTATCTTTAATATGTCAGAAGATGAGTGGCTGCAACAACGTACAGATGTTGTAGAAGATCTTAAACTTCGTTTCCGCCAAAATCAAATTGAACAAGAGGGTAATGATCCTGCAGTAACAGGTGTATCATTTGGTACACCACATGATTTGGCATCAATGCATATGTCATCCGACGATGTTGAACAAAAAGATCAAGGTGGTCGTCCAAAAGAAGGTATTAAATTTGGACAACATAAAAATGCATTTGGATGGGATCCAACAGGCAAAAAAGAAATTGATCAATCA